CATATCAAAATGAACAACCAAAGTCAGAACCAGAACCAGAGCCAGAACAAGAGCCAGAGCCAGAGCCAGAGCCAGAGCAAGAGCCAGAGCCAGAGCCAGAGCCAGAGCCAGAGCCAGAGCCAGAGCCAGAGCCAGAGCCAGAGCCAGAGCCAGAGCCAGAGCCAGCAAAAGGTAAAAACAAAAAAGGCTGAACACCATGCTGCTGACGCTCGAAGAAATTAAACAGCAGTGCCGACTGGATAGCGACTTCACGGAAGAAGATCGGCTGCTTGAGCTTTTTGCGCTGGCTGCTGAGGCAAAGGCGGTGACCTACCTCAACCGCAATCTTTATAAAACGGTGGCAGATATTGCACCGCTTGATACGGACGGCATGGTCATTACCGAAGATATCCGGCTTGCCCTGCTGATGCTGGTCAGTCACTGGTATGAGCATCGCAGTTCAGTGTCAGAACTGGAGATGACGGAGACGCCGCAGGCGTTTGAGTTCCTGCTCTATTCGCGGCGTCTACCGGTGTCGGGGTATTAAGCATGCAGCGACGCTCATCAAATACCAGTGCCGTTTTCACGCTGCCCGATCCCGGTGAACTGAATAAGCGCATCCACCTGCGCCAGCGCATCGACCAGCCAGCAGATGATGGTGGCACTGACTCGGTTTATGAGAATGAAAGGGACGTGTGGGCGAAGGTCCGGCAGGTGGGGGCCACCACATATCACGAATCCGTTCAGGCTGATGACACCATAACCCACTACATGACCATCCGTTACCGCCGGGGGATCACGTCAGATTTTGAGGTGGTTTACAGCGGTTACGTGTATCGCGTTAAGCGCTTGCGCGACCTCAACTCTGCCGGTCGCTATCTGCTGCTGGAGTGTGAAGAACTGAGGGCTGTTGATAGCGACGGAGGGATGTATGGCTAAACCGCTACTGCACGTTGACTTTCAGCAGCCAAAAGACCTCGTTTTTAACCGGGCAAAAATGCGACGCACCTTCATTCAGATTGGTCAGGTGCATATGCGTGATGCCCGGCGCCTGGTCATGCGTCGTGGCCGTTCTGCTCCGGGCGAGTATCCGGGATTCAGAACCGGCAGGCTGGCTCGGTCCATCGGCTATTACGTTCCCCGCGCATCAAAAAGCCGTCCGGGCCTGATGGTGCGCATAGCGCCAAACCAGAAGCGGGGCGAGGGCAACCGCCTTATTGAGGGTGACTTTTACCCCGCGTTTCTGTTCTACGGCATCAAGCGTGGGTCTAAGCGCAAAAAGAGTCACCACAAGGGCAAGTCCGGTGGCAATGGCTGGCGTGTTGCGCCACGCAAAAACTACATGACCGAAGTGCTGGAGGCGCGCAAAACGTGGACACGTTATGTGCTGACCCGTGCGCTACGCACCTCCCTTCGCCCTGAAAGGAAAAAGAAATGAAGCTATCACTGGTGATCGCCGCTCTCCGGGCACGATGTCCGATGTTCGCGGGCAACGTAGCCGGGGCGGCTGAATTCAAGTCTATCCCCGAAACCGGAAAAATGCGGCTGCCGGCGGCGTATGTTGTGCCGACAGAAGACGTTACCGCTGAGCAGAAGTCCCTGACTGACTATTGGCAGAACGTGGCCGAAGGCTTTGCAGTTGTCGTGGTGCTGGACAATACGCGTGACGAGCGCGGTCAGGCTGCCGGTTATGACGCCGTTCATGATGTCCGACAGCAAATCTGGAAGGCGCTTCTGGGCTGGGAGCCGGATGAAGATGCTGGCCCCGTCGCATATTCTGGCGGACAGCTTCTGGACATGGATCGGGGGCGGCTTTATTACCAGTTCGAATTCATGCTGACGCGGGAAATTACCCAAGAAGACACACGCCAGCAGGATGATCTCGACACCCTGGACGAACTGAAAACGGTCGATATCAACGTTGACTACATCGATCCGGGTAATGGCCCTGACGGCATTATCGAACACCACATCAAAATCAACCTCAGCGAGTAAATCATGCAACTCAGACCCAAGCGCGGGCGGTCAGTTCCTGACCCTGTCCGGGGCGATCTGCTGCCTTCAGAAGGCCGGAACGTCGAAGAGAGCAGCTACTGGCACCGCCGCATTGCGGATGGTGATGTCGAAGAAGTCAGAGCGGAAGAAGAAAAGCCCGCCGCTGACACCAAGAAAAAGGGCGGTGAATAATGTCAGTATCGTTCCCCACTATTCCGTCAGACCTCCGCGTGCCGCTGTTCTGGGCGGAGATGGACAACAGCGAAGCGAATACCACGCAGAGCAGCGGCCCGTCACTACTGATTGGCCTCGCTTCAGCCGACAGCACCATCGTTAAAAACAAACTCACCATCATGCCGTCTGCCGCGCTGGCGGGTAAGGTTGCAGGCCGTGGCAGCCAGCTGGCCCGCATGGTAGCGCGTTATCGTGCTGTCGATCCGTTCGGTGAACTCTGGATTATCGCGGTGACCGAGCCGGAAGGCGAAACCGCCAAAGGCACAGTGACACTGACCGGCAATGCGCAGGCGTCAGGTTCGCTCAGCCTGTATATCGGTGCGGTGCGTGTTCAGGCTGCAGTAGTGACCGGTGATGCACCGGCAGCTGTGGCCGCGACGCTGGCCGCTGCTGTTAACGCGGACGCGGACCTGCCTGTGACTGCTGCTGCAGCTGCTGGCGTTGTCACGCTCACTGCCCGACATAAGGGGCTCACTGGCAACAGTATTCCGCTGGCGCTGAACTACTACGGCACCGTGGGCAGCGAAACCACACCTGACGGCATTAACGTTGTGATTGACGCCATGGCGGGCGGTACGGGTTCACCGTCACTGGCAGCAACCATAGCCGCGATGGGTGATGAGCCGTTTGACTTCATCGGCACACCGTTCAGTGATTCCGCCTCGCTCGCTACACTGGCGCTGGAGATGAATGATTCTTCCGGTCGGTGGGGCTATGCGCGTCAGCTTTACGGTCACGTTTATACGGCGAAAATCGGCACGCTCTCCGAACTGGTGGCCATTGGCGACACCATGAACAACCAGCACATTACCGTTGCGGGTTATGAACCTGCCGTTCAGACTGCTGCCGATGAGCTGGTCGCACTGCGCACTGCACGCAATGCCGTGTTTATCCGCGTTGATCCGGCCCGCCCTACGCAGACCGGTGAGCTGACCGGCGCATTACCGGCACCGGCAGGAAGCCGCTTTACCCTGACAGAGCAGCAGTCGCTGCTGAAGCACGGTATTGCCACGGCCTACGCTGAGAGCGGCGTGCTGCGCATTCAGCGCGACATTACTACCTATCAGAAAAACGCCTATGGCGTGGCGGACAACAGCTACCTGGACAGCGAGACGCTGCATACCAGCGCCTACGTTATCCGTCAGCTGAAGAGCATCATTACCAGTAAGTACCCGCGTCATAAGCTGGCGAATGACGGTACGCGCTTCGGTCCGGGTCAGGCCATCGTGACGCCTGCAGTGCTGAAGGGTGAGATGTGCGCCAGCTATCGCACGATGGAGCGGGCGGGGATCGTGGAAAACTTTGATCTCTTCAAGCAGCATCTTGTGGTAGAGCGCAACGTAAGCGACCCGACCCGCGTGGATGTCCTGTTCCCGCCGGATTACGTCAACCAGCTGCGCGTCTTTGCGCTGCTTAATCAGTTCCGTCTGCAATACAGCGAGGAGACCGCGTAATGGCAAAGATTGCGGGTACAACGTATTTCAAGGTGGATGGCCAGCAGTTGTCGCTGACCGGCGGCATTGAGGTGCCGATGAACACCAAGGTGCGTGATGACGTGATCGGCCTGGCCGGTGACGTGGATTACAAAGAGACGCACCGAGCGCCGTACACAAAAGGCACTTTTAAAGTGCCTAAAAACTTCCCGATCAGCAAACTGACTGACTCAGACCAAATGACCATTACTTCGGAAATGGCTAACGGCATGGTGTACGTGCTGTCTGAAGCTTTTCTGTTTGGTGAGGCCAATTACAACCCGGAAGAGGGTACGGTTGACCTCGAATTCCACGGCACAGAAGGATTCTATCAGTGAGTGAACTTCAGCTTTCAAAACCCATTACGGCACACGGTGAGACTATTCATGTGCTGGAGCTGCGCGAGCCGACTTTCGATGAGATTGAACTGATCGGCTTTCCGTTTACCATCGGCAGCGAAGGCAATATCAAAATTGATAGCTCTGTGTCGCTTCGTTACATCCCTGTCCTGGCTGGTGTTCCCCGTTCGTCTGCAAGCCAGATGGCGAAGATTGATATTTTCAAAGCCTCAATGACGATTCTGGGTTTTTTTACCGGCTCGGGAGCGGGAGAAATCTCCGGCAGCGATGTTACAACGTCGCTCACTTCTGGCGAATAAACCCTCTTGAAC